GAAGCTGGCATGATCTACGCTCCTGATGAATCTTGGGCACATGAGGTTATTGAGGAATGCGCTGCGTTTCCGAATGGAACGCACGACGACTTGGTGGATAGCACCACTCAAGCGTTGATGAGGTATCGACAGGGAAATTTTGTGAGTCTGCCTAGCGATGACACGTGGGGCGACTACGAAGGTAAACAGATGACGATCACAGCAGAATCCTACTATGGCTGAACGAACTGCCGCCGAAGTGCTGGCGATGTTAGAAGACGAGCTTGCAAAACAGGATGCGGCTCGAGAGTTGTTTGAGTCGGACCGCGAACCTCGGCCCGGTCCTAAAACGGTAAAAGGTATTCCGGAGGCCGAAGAAAATCTTTTACGAAGTATAGTTAGTCCGTTTGTACCGTTAGAAGCAGACGTGGTGAGAGAACCCCAATCCACTTTTGAAACGGTTAACCAACTAGTGCCAGGTGGGGTGGATGGAGAAGCGTTGCGACAGGTGGATGTTCGTACCTCGTATACACCTGGTCAATATGCAAATCCTAGATTAGCTAGTCCGCCCATTGTGGATGCGATTAGTTCTGGATTGAGGTTTGGAGACGAATTGTTGTTTGGGACCCCCGAACAGAAACGAGCCGCCCGAACTACCTTACGTGAAGGCATTGCTGGATTACCGGGTCTGCCACAAGAGATGATCAAGTCAATGATGCGTGGCGCAGAGAGCGTCGAACGCGGTGGTCTGGTCACTCGTGATGCAGAGGGCAATATTAGTCGCCCATCGGATTATCTTGTGGGCCTTGCCGGTATAACTGCCGGGGGAACATTAGCTACAGGTCTAAGCTCCCAAGGCGCGACAGGTGTAGTGGCGGGACTGTTTGGTGGTAAAAAAGCAAAATCTGGTCAAGAGGCAGAAGAAACTGTTGGCATGATAGAGCAGCAGGGGCTGACACCAGAAGAAGGCTGGGAGCGACAGGCCGGGACAAATCGATACAAAGCTTATCGGTCTGACATAGACGATCAGGTTCGTTTTGAAATACCGATGCAAAACGCAAAATTAGCTCCAGCAAAAAAAGAAATGGAGTTTCCCGACCCTAGAGACATTTCTAAACTACCGCAGGTAGAACAAGAGAAGCTTCTGTTAGATCTTCAAGGGTTGAGGACGAAAACGGTTACTTTACCTAACGGAGAAGAACGAACCAGGTTATTTATACCGGATGTATTTACTCTGCCCGAATCAACACTGAACAAATTAGGTTTTACAAGACTTGACAATGCATCTTTCGCAAAAACTTCACTAGAGCCGTATGGAAAGTTTAGTAAGTTTGCTGATTTGACCCTAGAACAACTGATTGATTTTCCAGAACTTTTTGAAGAGTACCCGCAACTTCGTACTTATAGAGTACAAAGAATGCCAACTTTGCCCGCAGCACTAGGCAATAGGGGTTCTTTCGATCCAGAAAACAAAACATTCAAACTCGCAGATGTTGAGGCCACGCCCGAGGGCCGAAGAGACTTTATGTCTGTTTTGATGCATGAAATCCAACATGCCATACAAGAAATCGAAGGTTTTGAGCGAGGCACTAGTGTCGGTAGGGTAGCCCCAATTGGTCACGACAAAACCAAGAAAAAATTAGAAGCCGATTTGAATGAAAAGAGTGAGCAACTTACGCAGAGACTAGCGGCTATTGGTATTGATGATGACTTTTTTACGGTCATGCAAAATTTTCCAGATGCTCCTTTGAATGCCACGAATAAGTTTTTCAATAAATTATTCGGACCCAAACGAAAAACTCTTGGAGAACTACCAAAAAATTATCAAATGACAGATTTTGATAAAAATATTTACGAAGGTCCTGATCGTGTGAAACCTTTTCGTGACTTACGTTACAGCGTTTTCAACTATTTGGAATCACGGGCAAAAGAAGCAAACCAAAAGGCGCAAGGCTTAGTTACAGAAGCAGAAAAAGGTCGTTCATACAAAGAAAGACGGATCAGAGATGCTGCCGCAAGAGCGAAAAGACAAGGCAAGTCTGTAAAAAAAGCCATGCAAGAAGAACAAGACCGGTTTATTGGATACACCGGATCGGACTTTGATCTTATAATGATTAACAGAAGGCTCAAGGAAGGTTTCGGTTTGCCTGCGGCCCAAGCTGAGAAATTCACCGAGCAAATTAGCAGTGCTTTTGATGACGTGATTCCCGAGCTACGTCCTCTGATGATGAAACAAGCTCAAATAAATCAAATAGATGACTCTTTGTTTGGTATTTATCAGGCAGCACCGGGGGAGGTGGAGGCCAGAAATGTTGGACTACGAGCAATGGGCCTCAAAAAAGGCCAAATTATTGACCCAGAGCAGGACGCCAACCCGGTTCAACTACCCGGAGAGTCAATGATTGAAGCCCGTCAAAGGGGGAGAGCCAAAAGAGACTATAGCCCAGAAGAACTTGAACTCATGTTTCCTGGTGAAACGCAAAAAATGGTAACCCCGGTAGGAGGGTTCGAAAAATTCAAAGGGTCCCCAAAAGACCTAACCCCCGGCGAACGTCTTTCCATGTCTCAACGCACTCCCAGAGAGCTAGAAAAACTTTTACTAGATAAAAGATTGTCCCTTATCAAAAGTTTGAACGAGGACAGCTTCGGCACGACTCCCGCAGAGGTTGCCCGTAACCGCAAAAGAGTTGACAGAGAAATCAGAGATCTTGAGCGTCGAATACTAGAATTACGACAAGATCCGTCCTACGCAGAAGGAGGCGCAGTGAGAAAATTCTCTACAGGTGGTGAAGCGTTTAGAGATCCGGTGATGGAGGAGCGAGGGTACGCATTCGACCCGGAGCGCAACGCTTACTATGAAGACCTAATTCACCCAGAGTATGGACCGATTCGGAGTTATTTTTCTCCCAGAGATCAAAGTCCTGTGCCCCTATTGAGTGATGCGCGACAGACCGAACGTGATTTCGAAATTGGAGTGTCAAACATTGCAGACCGTCTCAGAGGCTTAGAAAGACGCGAATATGAGTTAGGGCAAGAATATCCAGAACTTTATGAACTCGCGAGGGATGGTTTAGCTTTTGCTATTTCGAAAGGGCGAATACGAGAAAAAGATGTCACTAGCAAAGATTTAGAAGCAGAGGCGGATGAGTTTTTTAAACAACTTACACAAAATCGTGGGATAAGTATTGTTCCGGAAGCGATGCAGCAGGTGTACTCTGATTTACAAAATAAACTCAGTAGAGAGGAAAGACAAAAAAGTTTCGACGACATTCGAGGTAAGGGTCGCAGAAAAAGAGCGCAGATTGAAAAAGCAAACGGTGGTATGGTGAACAATATGAGAAAACCCGTCCTATCCAGAGGCTTATCTGGTTTGCTGTCAAATTACACCAGCGGACCTCTAGCAAGAATGAGTGTTCCACGTGGAACACCGCAAGGTATGTTTATGGGTGGTGCTCCGGGTATGCGAGACGTTGGGTTCAGAGGTCCACAGCGTACACCAGATATCGACATTGATCAGTCAGCCATTTCTGCTGCTCTGGCGAACATGGCACCACCACCGACAGCACAGACCAACGTTGCAATACAAAGCCCGGCAGAAAGATTGGCAACGACAACAGTCCCGACAAGAACCGCCGCCACGCCCGTTGGTCAGACTTTGAAAGGCCAAAGACCAACCGACTTTCTAGGTTTTGCAACTACTGAAGGGGTCGCGGAAGGACAAACACCGTTCGAACCCGGCATGTTGCTATACGAAGGCACTGACGTTCTGCAATCACCTACGGGTCCCACGGCAGAAGAAATCGCAGCACAACAGGCGGCTGAAGAAGCTGCGGCCCAAGCCGCAGCCGAAGAAGCAGCGCGTATTGAAGCCGAAAGACTTGCAGCAGAAGAAGCGGCACGGATTGCTGCCGCACAAGAAGCACAAAGAATTGAACAAGAACGACTAGCCGCAGAACAATTAGCCGCTGAACAAGCAGCAGCGCAGGCGGAACAGCAACGTCAGGCCGAGGCTGCCGCAGCTCAGGCCGCCGCAGAGGCAGAGGCACAAAGGCTTGCCGAAGAAGAAGCAGCAAGACAACAACAAGAATTACTGGCTCAACAAGAAGCCCAGCGTATCGCGCAAGAACAACTCGAAGCGCAGATTGCGGCAGAACAAGCCGCTGCTCAACAAACAGCAGCGGAGGTATTGGCACAAGAGCAGGCAGCAGCGCAGGCTGCTCAAACACAAACGCAAGAAGTTCGAACAGAGTCGGCCTCAGATAAAATAGACGAGGCCAACCAGAAACAGATCGTTGCAGATGTGGCAAACCAAAATCTGTCTCAGGCAACCAACCAAGGTGCTGACTCCGCCACGATAGAAACTTTAACTTTGGATGCGACACTTAAACAACAGGATGCAGACGCCGCTGCGCTAGAGGCAGAACTGGCAGTCGCACCAGATCCGACGCCCATCTACGAAGCTCCAACACAAGGGGAACTGTTACAGGCGGCAGCTGATGCAGATACCGGGCCTCTGTTTACAACGCCCACGGACCTTGGGACAGTCATACCAAGATCGACACTAGGTCTAGTGCCCCAAACGACAGGTATAATGAGTTTCTTGGGTCAACCAAACTTCAACGTATCGGATGCGATAACTGACTACACGTCTGGCTATCCAAGCAGTCAGGACATGCAGTTCAGACGAACATTCTATCCGTTTCAGCAGGTGACAGAAGAAGAAGCACAAAACCAGTATATGGCCGATATATTCAAGCCGGTGGCTGACATGTCACAGTTCCGCCCTGCACTGACGTTTGGAGAAAGACAGCAGACAAGAGAAAAAGGCTCTGGAGTTGGGTTTCAAGAAGACGTTCCCGTCGGTAATGTAAATACCGGCCTACCGGCCTCTGCTCCAGGTCAATACGGTTTAGATTCGAACCAGATGTACCAATGTCCCGAAGGGTATAGTTTGGCGTTTGAGGGTGGACAACCTGTCTGTAAACTGATCGGTGGTGGTGGACCTGGAAAGCCCAGAGAAGTTCCACCGGAAAAAATTACGCTGGGTCAGGAGGGTAGAGGATAATGGCAAACGGTGATACACCCCAAGTATCTCTGATGGACCGTGAAGGCGGGATGTTGTCAGATGAAGACATAGAGGCGGTCGAGGTAGAAGCACTACCCAACGAAATGTCACGGATCACGGACATTGAGGGCATAGAAATCATCCAAGAAGAAGATGGTGGTGTCTCAGTTGACTTTGATCCTATGCGTAGCAGGGACCGTGAAGACGACTTTTATGACAATCTGGCGGAGTTTTTGCCGGATTCCGTCTTGGCTCAGGTATCAAACGAGCTTTCTGACCAGTATCGATCCAACAAAGCATCCCGACAGGATTGGGAAGATGCGTACTCCAAGGGCCTTGAACTGCTTGGCTTCAACTATGAAGAGCGAACAGAGCCTTTTCGGGGTGCGACGGGTGTAACACACCCGCTTTTGGCAGAAGCAGCAGTCCAGTTTCAAGCGCAGGCGTTCAATGAACTGCTTCCCGCGAACGGTCCTGTACGCACCACGGTCCTCGGGACACAGACCAGAGCAAAAACAGAGCAGGCATCGCGTGTTCAAGGGTTTATGAACTACTACATCACTAACGTGATGGAGGAATACACGCCAGAATTTGATCAGATGCTGTTTTATTTGCCTTTGGCCGGGTCTACTTTCAAGAAAGTGTACTTTGATGACGCACTGGGCAGGCCGGTTTCCAAGTTTATACCGGCAGAACACCTTGTTGTACCGTATGAAAGCAACGATTTGGAGACTTGCCCGAACATTACACACACTGTTCGCATGTCTTTGAACGATTTACGCAAGCAACAGGTGAGTGGATTCTATCGAGACATCACCGTTTTACCTTCTCAGCCCGAAAGCACGTCTGTTTCGGACGAAATTGACTACATTGACGGCACAAAATCCACTGGAATCGACTATGACTGCACTTTGTTGGAGTGCCACGTCGATTTAGACCTCGAAGGGTATGAAGATACGGACAGTGACGGTGAACAGACGGGCATAAAGATCCCGTATATCGTCACAATTAGCGAAGACAACGGAAAAGTCCTAGCAATCCGCAGAAATTACCGCGAAAACGACCCGATGAAGGCAAAAATTGCGTATTTTGTGCATTACAAGTTCCTTCCGGGCTTCGGATTCTACGGAATGGGCCTCATTCACACAATTGGCGGCTTGTCAAGGACTGCGACGGCGGCTTTGAGGCAACTTATTGACGCTGGAACGCTTTCAAACCTGCCAGCAGGCTTCAAAGCTCGTGGTTTGC